TGCCATTATTTGGATTGCAAACAATTGATTTATCTTCTCAGGAAACTCAAGTAGAAACAACAAATTTTCGCTCTGGAAAAGGCGTAAATAATGCTTTTGTAAGATTAGCTAAAACATGTAATGTTACTGGCATAGCATTGGCAGGAGACAGAGCATTAGAAACTATAGTAAAACCAGTTGGTATTTTCTCTAGTGAACTATTTGGCAGGGACGTATATGTAGCTGTTACAATGCCAAATGGCGAGCGATTTGAAGGTATAGCTAAAATAGGATCTATGGCATTACCAGCTAATCAAAATGATGTTCAAAAATTTAGCTTTACTTTACTATTCCAAGGTGAAGATTTTGTTTGGCATCCTCCCTTCATTTTTAGTTAATCCATGATATTATTATTGTGCAACTAATTTGGTACAACAATAATTGAAAATACTAACTGATAACACACGAGTGCTAGCAATTCTGGTAAACTGTAGACAAAACGGCAATAAATTATTGTGTGGAGCAGCAGTTTTTAAGGGCGGATTATCAGGAAACATAAAAGTATACGATATATCAGATCCTTCTGTGTCGTTTACTATCAAAGTCCCGGAGTCAGTTGCTTTAGTTGCTACAACAGAAACATTTGCTGATTACTACGATTCGTTTGAACTATTATTGGTGTAATAAACATGCTGCCATTAATTCAAAAAAAAAGTTTACCAGAAATTATCAAAGTCGGAACTGATGAATCTGGATATTTGTATTTAGCTAAAACAAAATCTATCACAGTTGGGGAGAGGCAAGAACTATCTGAACACGAAAGAAAGCGTGGGCAAGGTAGCGTAATGGCATCAAATCTAATTAACAAAATTGCCAAAGAAAAAAGCATCAGCACAGTTGAAGCACGTAATCTACTTGGTGGTATTGATAACTTAGATAATAGTCAAATTGTGGAAGAATATGCCAAAGAATTTTACGATTTGTCTACATTTATTGGCTCTGCTGACTTAGATATTAAAGTTGCTGTAGCGCATATCATTATTAAGAATAGAGTTGCTTACCCAATCAAAGTTGCTGTAGATGGCAACATAAATGACAAGAAGTTAACAGTTGAACCATTAACAGTTAATTTAACACATAGGCAAGGCATTAGAATAGGCAGTAGCTACATTATTGCTGAAGGAAACTATGAAATAGATAACACGTTGATTAAAACGCAGCCATTACCAGCTTCTATTAAAGCAGGCAGTGTTGGATTTTTGTCCTCTAATTATTTCTATGTGCTTGGAAGTTCTGAGTGGACACTAGAAATGACTAAGCAGCTAGATGAAATTCTTATTAACGATATTTATGACTTCTTCCAAAATGAATCTAACAGATGGGAATCTGTAGAGACAGTTGTACAAGATGAGCCGGGGGAGGACAAGACTCAACTAGCGTTACCGATGGAATAGATTGGAAAAAACTGTATTGGCGTATTCAATCTTATCAAATCAAAGATAGAAGATTTAGTGACTGGGAAACTTATTTGCAGCAGCCAGATTATGTAGTATTTGAATGTATTACTGAGATGGAATCTTTACGCATGGCTCAGTCAAACATTGACTCTAGAGTTCATGCAATTGGCTGGGCTGGACTATTCAATGGATTCAAAGGAAAGGAAGATCCATCTATTGATTACACTGAATTGTTGCCTTTTCCAAATCAAGCCCACAATCCAAAATGCAAATTGAGTGATGTCACAAAAGCGATTATTAACGAAGCTATACGTAAAAAAGATTTACCATTGATTTCGTTGACTAGCTTAGCTCTACTGTTAAATTAAAAAGCACTGCATTTATCAGCAGTGCTTTTTAGTGTTATATAATTATTGCTCCAAACATCAATGCCGCCGATTCTAAGGACGATTCAATTGTTAGCTTTTTGCCATCGCTAGCGTAGATTTTTCCACCAACACTCCTGACATAATCAATGAAAGCATTCAGGCTTTCTTTGTGTTCAAATATAACCTGAGTCATTAGTCATTTGATGCCCATTGCAAGAAATTATAGAATTCTAACGCCCACTCTAGAAAGTTGTAAACAACGTTTCTAACAGCTTCCTGATTGCTTCTTTGCTCAGGAGATAATGTCTCTCCCCCAAAGAAAGAAAGAGTCTCCTCAGAGAAATTTTGCCATGGTGAGATGGCGTGATCGAATTCCTTGTCAGAATCAATGCCAATTCTGACGTTTTGTCTGATTTGTTGAACTATTAAGCTATCCAAATCGGACGTTAATTCGGCAAATTGTTCCTCTTCAGTATATCTTTGCCACAAATTATCTGACTTGATTATCTCTCCAAAGTCAAACGAATCTAGCTCAGTGACTACTTCAATCATACAATTTCCCTCCTTTATTTGTTCTCTTTGTACGACTTGTTTGAATTACTTCTCCATCATGAAGCACTACTAAACATGCTTCATCTGTTGAGTATATGGTTTTGCCCCCAGTGGCAGGGCATAACAACAACACAAGAATATCAGTGCTGTTGTCTTTGGCTAGCACAATTTCATCACCTACTAGCTTAACTTGTCCTTGTGTCCAGCCGACTCCATCAGGAAGAACTCCTTTGGGGACGAAGTCGTCGTACCCATGATACGAAACTTGAATTTCTGGCGATACATTGATGCCAGTCCCTTGGCATTTGCCATCCAGCGTTTGTATGCCGGAAAATTTAATTCCAAATTCATCAATAGTATATGTGTTCATTCCTCCTCCTCCTTCAATATTGTTTGTGCTACCATTAGCAGCGAATATGCTTGCTGCTGAATTTCTTGTTCATCTGTAAACAGATGTTTACAGTATGCGTAGGCAAGTGAGCCACCTTGCTCACTGCTTACATCAATCCCTTGCTCTTTAGCAAAGCTAACGAATAGATAGATATCTTCCAAGTCCATACCAAAACTTAAAACTCAATCCATCTAATAGTAGATGATTTTCAGAATAATGTCAATAGATTATCTTATTTTTTCTTATGTAATTGCTTATAATTACGCTGTAGCATTTTAGTGAAAGCTGGAGTATTTTTATTTTTCCAGACTGGATTATCTTTATTAGTTAACCAATTAGTAGTAGAGTGGCATATATTTTTATGACAGTATTTGCATACGGGGAAGATGTTAATTCCGTATCTGTCTCCTGACTTTCTATAGCTAGAATGATGTATTTCTTGACTGTCATTGATTTTGCAGCAACAACACTTACCACCAACATTGCTATGTGCTATTGCTGCTTTCTTTTTATACTTCTTTAAATTGCCATATCTTTGCTGATACATTAATAAGGGAATATTACTCTACCACTTGGGCGTATATCAGCATGGAAAAATCCTTTATTTCTTCCCATGAATACGGCATCTCCTAGTCCTGTAAAATTGGAGGACAAAAGCACTTGCCAAAGTCTTCTAAAATCACCATTAACTGGTTGCATATCTAATGCTTTGAAATAAATATGCTGACTATTCCTAGCTCCACCAATAGATTTGTTTACAGCAGGTGGGCGATAGCCGGAAGTAATTCTAATTGGTGAGCCAAATTTATCTCTGACTTCTCCCCATGTTCTAGCTAATCTGATAGCGTTTGCCACATGCTCCGACGATATAGGAACTCTTGTGCAGTCTTTAGTAGCTTCTCCCCAAGTCAGTGGAACATTATCAACAATTAATGTATTTGCATACACTGTTTTCCCACCTGGCAGCATCATACTTGGTTGACTATCGACTTTGTCTGTCTCATTTGCCGAGCATTCTTCTTTATCTTGAAGTTCTAATAGTTCCTTTGCAGTCGTAGCACCAAGAAATAGAGGATACTCAAGATTTTTATCAGATTTAAAATCTATAAATGCTTGCTTGGTGTTGCTCCCAACAATGCCATCTACAGTAATTTTAAGTAAAGATTGAATTTCTTTAACTAATTCTACTGGTAATTCGGAAATATGAATTGCAGTAGAATTAGTGCTTATGAATTTCTCAAGATTTTGCATGACTGGTAAAGATAAGATCAATACCAATCTTAGCATTTAAACTTTGGGGCGGCCTTGTATTTTACTTGCCCAACTGATTTCATATACCGCCTTCTCTAATTGTTCAGAAGTGCCGTATATGTTATTCCTACTGTCAAATGTCTTGATATATCTTACAGCAGTGTCAAAGTCGTGCTGGAATAATTGCCATGCTTGTTTTGTTCCTGCCTCTCCAAGATTTAAGTTAGTATCACATAAATTCTTGAGTTCTATTGCTTTCGCTCTAATACCTTCTTCTAAAAGCATTATAGAAGAAATTGGATTGTACACAAAAATTTCCCATGCTAATCCATCATTGATTAATAGATTAATGTATCTTAATGCTTTATTGCTGTCTTGATAAAATATTTTCCAGACATATTTTATAGCATTTTCTCCAACAGGAAATGCTTCATAGACTTGCTTAATATCTAAAGCAACACTCCTGGTTTTTTCGTTAATTGCAAAAACTGATGCAGCGGGGGGAAAGTATTCAAAAATCTCCCATACCAATTTGTTTTTTCTCAGCCCTTCTTTGATTATTTCAGTCTTAATCTCCTCAGAATCGTAGGAGAAGTAATACGGATCTTGTAAATTAATAGCTTCTAACAGCTTCTGTATCCCTCTAGTCATGCGTTCATATCCAAAACAATTAGTTAATAATACAGCAAAAAACACATAGCGTCAATAGTTTTAGGAATAGTAATATACCTATTGACAAAGTAGCCAAAATGCTTTACTGTTAGAATGTGTAGCTATTTTCCATTTATGCTAAGAGACTATCAACAGTCAGCAATTAACCGGATATACCAGTTATTCAGAAACAACATAACCAGTGTTATGTTGTACGCTCCTACGGGTGCAGGCAAAACGCATATCAGCAGCAAGATTATCGCTGATTGCTTGTCTAAGAACAGGAGAATTTTATTCTTAGTCCACAGGACTAAGTTAATTGAACAGACAATATCTACTCTGGTAAAAAGCTATGGAGTGAAACTAGAGCAGATAGGCGTTATAGCGCCTAATTACAAGTCGGATTACAAATGTCCGGTTCAGATATCCATGGTGCAAACTATCCAAAACAGACAATATCCAGAAGACATCGGATTACTAATTGTGGATGAAGCCCATACCACTGCTTATTTCAGTGTGTTTGAAAAGTTACTAAATCATTACAGTGGTGGCATTTGGACACAATCTAAATGCTTTGTACTTGGTTTATCTGCTTCACCATGGAGAACTAAAAAGAGAGAAGGTTTTTGTAGATTTTTCCAAGCGATGGTACGCGCGCCATATCCAGAAGAATTGATTAAGCAAGGACATTTATGCAGCGCTAGACATTTTGGCTGGGGTGGATTAATTGATTACTCTAAACTCGATGTTGGAGCAGCTGGAGATTTTACCCAAAATAGTTTAGAGGTTGTTTGTAATAGCGAATATAACAAAGTTATTATAGACAAATTTCTTGAGTTATGCCCCACCAGGAAGACGATAGCTTTCTGTGCTGGTGTTAAACAATCCATAGATTTAGCTGAACAATTCAATAGTGCTGGCATTAAAGCTAGTGTTGTTACCGGTGAAACTCCGGAATTTGTCCGGAAAGACATCTACAATCAATTTAAACGTGGAGACATCCAAGTTATTAGTAGCGTATCTGTATTGTGTGAGGGCTTTGATGAGACTAGCTGTAATGCTGCAATTATTGCCCGTCCTACTAAATCTAGAGCATTATTGGTGCAGATGTGTGGTAGAGCATTGAGATTGCATCCTGATAAACAAGATGCTTATTTATTAGACTTTGGGGATAATTTTAAACGACTTGGATTACCTGTCTCTAAATTCCCCACACCATTGTGTCCAACGTTTAAGAAAGCAGAAGAAATGCCAGTTAAAGAATGTCCTAACTGTTCTGCAATACTGCCAATTTTTGCTATGATTTGTCCTGATTGTGGACACTTGTTTGTGAAAGAGGAAGAAGAAGACACTCCAGACACTTTGCCTGAGTTTGGAGAGATATTCTCCAAAGAACAACAAGAACAAATATCTTATCTAAGAGGACAACTACTACGTGCTTACAAAGCTGAAAGAGATATTGGGAGAGTCACGTGGTTGTTCACAGAAAGATATAATTTTTTGCCTCCACAGCATTGGTATTTAGACGCTATTTTTAGACGTGGTAGAAATGTCCATCCCACAGTCAGAAAGACAGATGAACAAGCATTACTACGTTTCTTTAAGAAGACTAAACCCACCGCTAACTCTGGTTGGTTAGGAGAACAATTTAGGCGAGAATTTGGCAAAGGATATTATGACTTTGATGCAATCAACTGGAAAGATGTTTTAGGAGTTCCTGAGCATAGTAATTACAGTTACAAAGACGTAACTGATTTGTATAGACAAAAAATAGTACAAGCCTCTCCAGAAGATGCTTCGCTCTTAAACTTCTGCCTGGAAGAGGCATTGAAAATATTGAATTCAGTCTATTGAATTAACATTTCTCCCAAAGTATGTTTGCTTTAAGCAGATTCACAGCTTGCAATTTACTTAATGCAGTAGTAACGACTGCAGGAGGATAAGTTGAAAATTGTTTAAGAATCTCGCCGTAATTGCGAGGTTCATTACAAAATTTGACTAGCTCTTGTTCTAAATCCATAACAATGGTAAAAATGGTACTCTAAAATTATATTATAATCCATTGACATGTCAAATTTAAAATTTATTTAAAGCAAAGCCTGTGTTGATTGGCACAGGCTTAAATTATTTAACATCATAGACTAAAAAGTTAGAACTCCATTCCAAAATGGATAGCAACATCTTTTGAAAAAAAATTATAAATAATGATTTGACTTTTACTACTGACTTAAAGATATTGATTTTAATGTTCCTGATTTCAAAAGTAACTGCATGAGATGCATCATCAACTGAAACCAAGACAATTGATTTGATTTTAGATGGTTCAAACTTCTTTGTCTGCATACTATCAGAGCGTAAAAAAGCAATGAATTTGGGATAATGTTCAGTTATCAATATCCAGATATCGTCTTGACAAGATATAAATAAATCATATCCTTCTTCACTTTGAAAACCTGAGATTGAGCAATATTCAAGTATTTCTTTGATAGGATTAAGATTATTCATTCAAAACTCCTGTGTCTGCATATATATCGTGTTGCATGTTTCCAGTAAGTGCCACCATAAACAAACAATTCGCTAGTTCTTTCACCTCCTAGATTATGTAAACCAGTGTTATTGTCATCAATTATTATGCTTACATGGTGAGGTTGTATGTTGTTTAGGCTCATAACAATGACATCATTTTTTTGATGTAATTCTCCAAATTCTAACTTACGGAAATTAGCTTTTTGGAAATTCTCTTCTATTAGATTCCAAGAAGAAGATGTTGTTTCTTGCAAAGAAAACCCACGGGGAAAATCAGGTAAAGATATATCTAACATTCCTTTATAATAAGCTCTAAGCAAGCTAAAGCAGTCAGTCCTATTGTAAACAAATGGCCACTTTAAATAATAGTTGACTTCTTTGGGGGAACCGTCAATGAACAAAGGAAATGGATTAGCTAAATTTGCTGGATCAAACAAGTCCCAGGATTCAAAAGCAGAATGGTACAGAATATATTTTATCTTACTGGATTTTGCATTACAAATATCTGGCGGGCTTAGATATTCGCTTTGTTCTGTCTTCCAGTGAGTGTGGTAAACACCTTGGATGTCATTGTATCCAACTATTAAATCTAGTTCGTCCGGTTCAATAACAAATGCTTCATGCTTGTTCTCAGCAGCATTTGTACATCTATACGGCACGTCTTCCACAATGACACCGCAAACTTCTTGTTCTGGAAACTCCTTTGCGTGTTCAATTATATGCTCTTTTATGTAAGCAGATATCATACTCTTGGTGGGTAAACTTTAGAAATTATGCTGGCGTTAGATCTTACTTGAGTACTTGTTATTTTAGTAGAGATTGTGTATTGATTTTCTCCAACTGTGGTTACAGTCCATTCATCACAAACACACTCTTTAAGATCTTCACCGGTAGGACTCCATTCAAAAGAAGATAAAGAGTACTGTCGTAAATCAGCTAAAATAACATCTAATTCAGGCTTGCTATACACTGGACTGCGCACATCCCATTCACAATATGGTGATATGCCCTGCGTTAAGATTTGGCTGTAATTATCCCCTAATCTTGTTTTAATAGTTGGGATAATTGTGTTTTTAGATAACTGCCACAATGGCGATAATTCCAGCACTAAACTCATAAGACAAAATATCCGATTGTGTAATTAAACGCAGAAGCAGCACTTGAGACAATATTCAAAGCAGTGTTAGCTGTTAGCTTAAATTCTCTATTTGCTGCAAGACTTATATCTTTGACAGAACCTTGAGAGGACAAATAAAAGCGAATTCTGTCTGTAGATCCATCTCGAATAGTAATAGTCTGAGCGGTAGTACCTTCTAATTCAACTCTAATGAAAGACACATAAATACTTACTCCCGCTCCTGGCGCTGCTATTGCTGCTGTGGTAGTAGCAGTACTTGCAGTACCAGTTACAAATAGCATTGTTGGCGATACATTAGTTTTTACTAGTAATCTTTTTGCTAAAGAGATTAAACTTGCTGATGCAGTGTCTGATGTAGCAGCATTGTCATCTTTAGTCCCAATAGCTGTTGATTCAAATTGCATCACATCTGGATTATTGGCAGTCCCAGCCCCTGAAGTTATAGCTCTTTCCCGTAGTTGTCCGGCTCCGTCGATATATTTAACGCTTGACATATTAAAAATCTAAAGCAATGAATGAGTTTATTTTAGCACTTAACTTTAAGCTGTACGTTGTGTAATCCACAATAATAAATGACTCAGCCCAATCAGATGGATTTGTGTTGCTAAAAAATGTTGCCTTGACTCTTGCATAATAAGTAGTCTTAGGCATATTTGAAAACATGGCAAATGTCTCTATTGTGTTTTGAGCCATTTCCCATGCTCCTGTCAATCCTTTCTTAATCTCTACAACATATCCAATTGTCCATGGAGAATTTTGCAAAGAACCATTGATTGTCTGTTGAGGTGGAAGCCAAGAAACATAAATATCAAAAAAGTTTGCTCCTTCCGTGATTGGAATACCATCAGCTGATAGTTTACCAATTGGATTAGTTGATACTGTAACTTCTCTTGGAACTACATTAACGTTGGGAGCATTAGAAGACACTCGTTGAGGCAACGAATCAAAAGCCCATTGTACTGGTGTCATATTGTTGACATACTATCAATAAAACTATATTTAGTACTATCATATTCTGATGCAGTAATTTCATGCATACCTTCAATCGTTTCTGAAACAGGCACTCTATTTATTACTCGATATTGTTTAGGAACAACAGAATTGCCGGATAATATCCAGTTAGATTCAGGTGGTGGTGCTGCACTAAAAGCAGAAGTTACTGTGACAACTGAAGTTGTATTAGCAGTGTTTTGTATTGTTTTTTGTTGCCAAGTACCATCACTCAAAGTAACACTAATTTGATATGTTTGCCCTGTTACTAACGTCACTGGACTATCTAGATTAATTGTGGTTGTAGTAGCTGAAACAATCAATCCTCCAGCACGCATTTCTAATCGTTCAGAGTCAGATACAGTAATAATATCTCCTGGTTTTATAAAAGCTGCATAAGCCCTAGCTTTAAACGTTACTGTCTCTTGTTCTAATCTATCAGAAATTAAAGCTGCCACTCCTGCTCGTCTTGCTTGTCCTCTGCTAGTGCATGCAATAGCTTCTAATTCTAATTCTTTAATTCCCCATTTTTGTATAGCAATTGGATCTTCTACCATCTCAACTGTTTTGCGGTAAAAATCAGCTGGATTTAGCCAACTTACTAATGCTACAGTTTTTTTGGATTTTAGCCCAACTCTGCTATATATAAAAACCCCATCTTCAACATCTGCTTGCGTAAATTGGTATTTAATAGCATCTGGTTTATCTGCAATAAATGTTATTGTTCCAGCCTGCCAATAAGCAAATCCTCTAAATATTGATATTAAAGATTCCAGTACTTGATATGCTTCTGTTTTAGATTGTAAGACAATATTACATTGAAATCTTGGCTCATAAATTGGGCTACCATTTGTGCTATATCCGCTTGGAACTAATTCATTACAGTATTTACTAATTTCGTATAATCCCCATTTATCTATTTGTTTAGTATCAATATACTTGCCAAGTCCATATCTAGTATTTGTAATTAAATCATATAAAATCCATGCTGGATCTGAAACAGCTACGTTTGGCGTTTGGAAAACTCCATTCCAAACACCTTCGTAAAGAATACGTCTATTCAATCCATCTATTATGGCATTACTTGGAACTTGTACTAATCTCCCAAAAACTTCAAATAAGACATTTGGGACTGAGCTAAATCCAGATGTGTCAAATGAAAAAGCTGTTAAAGCTGTATTTGGATAATTTAATTTTTTGTTTGTAATTTTTGCGTAAGAAACAAACGACATACTGCGTTGATATCCAGCCTTTTCAGTTTCTGCATTATCTAAAGTAAGTTTGATAACTTTAATAGATAAATTACCCAACCCAGTAACTGGAGGAAATCTAAATCTATAATCAAATTCTGTTGGGCTTGAATAACGCCCAGAAACTACATTGTAATAAGTAAATAATGTTTCATAAGCATTATTTACTTCTCGTTGTATAATAATTTGAAATTCTATATTAGTTGTTTCAATATTACCATTATCTGGATTCTGTCTTTGCATTTGAAAAGACAATTTTACTTTAACTTCATCAGGAATACCACCTTGAATTTGTTGAGTAACACCAAGATTATTTCCTTCTCCATTCCATTCTACTGCTGCATTTACAGATATTTCGTTTGAAATAGTATCTCCAAATCCAAATAATTCAATTGGTGGTTGAATTTGAGTTCCTGCACGATAGTCAAATTGAACATTCTTGAAATTATCACTATTATCTTCATTTTTGACTGGAGTTTCATCTAGATAAACTCTAGTCAATGGATTTGTCCCAAAACCTTGTATTGGGCCTTCTGAGATTGCTGCTAGAATGTAAGCAGTCGAAGTACTTGTCCCTGTCACTCTAGCAACATTAGGAGTTCCTCTTCCTCCTTTACCGCCGCCACTTCCTTGGATTTTTTTATGTTTTTTGTGTTTCATGGTTAAGAATTACGTATAGCCGCTTCCATCATTCATGCGTACTCCGTACTTTTCCAATATATTTCTATTTTTTGAGAATAATCGTAATTTGGAGATAATCCAGATGTCACTGCTCTAACACGAATTGTCCAAGGGATGACTCCATCATCAATAGTATAAAATCCTTGTAAGTTGAAGATTAATTTATTCCCAGATATAATAAAAGCAGGATTATAACTATCTCCATCCCCTTGCACTAAGGAGAAAGTAACAAGAGAGTTATTTGGAACTCCTAAAAATTGAAGAGTAGCAAGTTCACTATTTGGGCCAATTAATTCAGGATCAAGTGAAGTTTGATTTTGAAATCTTATCTGAAGTGGATTACCACTAATTGAACTATCTACTCTACTTGAAATAACATACATACCTGTTTGTATTCTTCCGTATACAACAGGCACTCTACCGCCTTCTTGTGTGTTATTAGGCAATCCTCCTATTGATTTACTCGTTGGCTCCTCTTCCGGCTTGGCTGGTTTAAATAAAGAACTAATACCAGCAAGTAGTAAAATAGTTCCTAATAAAATTGTTGTGCTAGATGTAAGAAATTTTGTTCCAAAAATAGTTATTCC